AGCTCACAGGTCGGCGAGATGTTGGACAGCTCAACTGCACGAGACTTTAAAAATTATCCGGTTATAAAAATCATGATTCCAGATGGCGGAAAATTTGAAATGGTTGTGCATAAAAGCAAAGACGAGGAATAAAATGAAGAACCAAAAGAGGTTTGTATCTAACTTGCTGTGGCCTATAAGGGGGTAAAGAAAAATGGCAAGACTTACGTTTGTCAGTGAGAAAAATGGCAAGATGCCTGGTTATGTGGCAGTAAGAAGCGAAAAAGAAGAGGCTCCAAGACAGGAGAAAAAGTTTTTTAAGGTGCTTGATTTGCTTGGTATGGCATTTGACATTTTGACAACCGTGTTTGTTGTCGGATGCGCAACCTTTGGATTTGTGATCTTGCTGTTTGTTGTATTTATGCGAGTACATGCAATCTAACCCAAAAGGAGGAAATCATGAGTAGGAGGGCAAACGGCACGAACAGAGCGGCCGCGTTATGCGGAGGCAGTAAGTACACTGGGTATGCCAAGCCAAAGAAAAAGGCCGCAAGCTTGACAGAGCTGAACGGCCGTTTAACAAAAAAATTACAACTACAGTTTAGCAGGTGTGTAGGAGGAATGCAAGATGGAAGAGAAAAAAAAGATTGAAATCCCGTATGAGGAGTTTACAGAGCTGGTCTTATTAAAAGGACGAGTAAGTGCAACGCTGGCATATTTAAAAGCCAAATCGGGGACTATAGTAGATGATGATGTGATGATTGCTTTGCTTGATGGTGAAGAAAATGAACAGCCGGTGTGATAGCTGCGAAGCAGACGAGTGCTGTAAATGCAGAGAGAGGGCAAAACAAAGAAAAAACAGACAGAACGAAATGGAGGAATGTGAACGTGAATTTATACCAGATCAACGCGGAAATTATGAATGCGTTTGAAAATGCCTTAGATCCAGAGACAGGAGAAATTGTTGATACAGAAGCGTATGCGGCCATTGATAGCTTACAGTGCAATCTTAATGAGAAAATAGAAAATATCCTTTTATGGATTAAAAATTTGCAGTCGGATGCAGAGGCACTGAAAAAAGAAAAAATGGCCTTTGCAGATCGACAATCAAGAGCGGAAGCGAAAGCCGAAAGCCTTAAAAAGTATGTCAGTGGGGTGCTGAATGGGCAGAAGTTCCAGACAGAGCGCGTATCAGCATCATGGAGAAAGTCAGAAGCTGTTGAATTTGCTGGTGATGTCAACGCCTTGCCGCAATCCTGTATCAAGATTGCTGATCCGGTAGTGGATAAGACAGCACTTAAGAAGCTCTTGAAAAGTGGCACAGAAGTCAAAGGGGCACGGCTGGTTGCAAGGCAGAATCTCCAGATTAAGTAGGTGAGAGTATGGATGAGAAGAAGAAAAATATTTATGAGACGATAACTGCCGTCATGGCTGAAATCGGAGCGGTTGGAAAGGATAGCCGAAATGAACAGCAACGATTCATGTATCGCGGTATTGATGCTGTCATGAATGCGATCAATCCGGCGCTGATAAAACACAAATTATTTGTTGTGCCGGAGATCTTGGAACAGAGACGTGAAGAACGTCTCACGGCAAAGGGCGGAAATCTGATCTACTCCATCTGCACTGTGAAATATACCTTTTATGCAGAAGATGGATCTTCAGTTTCTGCAATCGTGATTGGCGAAGGCATGGACAGTGGAGATAAAGCCACAAATAAGGCTATGAGCGTGGCTTTTAAATACGCCTGCTTCCAAACATTTTGCATTCCAACAGAAGAAATGAAAGATCCGGACGCTGAGACTATGCCGCCGAGTAAGCCTGTATATGCAACAGCGGAACAGCGAAAAATGTTTGCAGATGAGTGCAAAAGAATCGGCAAATCAAAGAGTGCGATACTTAAGGCAATCGGCGCACGGTCACTAGAAGAGCTTACGGTGCAGCAGTTTGAGACAGCAATGGAAGCATTTGAAAAAACGCCATCGGCAGCACAAAACAAGGCAGAGCAGAATACAGTGCCACCGGATGATACCGGAGATGGACTGCCCTGGAACACACCTGCGAGGTAGCCTATGGAGTGCAAGGGAAAACTGATAAATGCCGCCAAAGACTGGGTATCCGGTAAGTTCCGCCTGACATTTGAGATTGAGGACGATGTATCCGGCCAGATTGACGGCATTGCGGATAAGCCGCTGCGGATTAAGGCGGCGCACTGGAGAGAAAAAAGAAGCCTTGACAGCAACGCATACTATTGGGTACTACTTTCAAAACTCGCCGAAGACCTCCGCATATCAAAACCACGGGCGCATAACATCATGTTGAGGGAATACGCTCAAGTGGAACTTGTGGACGGTTCCAGGTGCTATGTACGAATCCCGGACACGGAAGAAGCCGAAAACGATGTCATGGAAAGAACGGTGTTTCACCTCCGCCCAACATCACAGGTGGTCGAAGGGAATGACGGAATCAACTACCGTACATACGTTGTTCTGATGGGTTCCAGCCGCTACAACACCGCTGAGATGTCGCACCTTCTGGATGGCCTGATTTACGAGTGTAAGGTACTTGGCATTGAGACAGCCACACCGGAAGAACTGGAACGGATGAAGCAGCTTTACGATCAGAACCGGAGGGAAGATGGCTAAGAGACTTTGGAGCGTTTTTACTGACGATATGGACCACTGCTACTTTACCGGCTCATCTGTGGTAGAGCGGCACCATATCTTTGAGAGCCGACAGGGGTTTAAGAAGAAATCCGAAGAAAGAGGGTTTGTGATACCGCTGCGGCCAGACCTACACCCAAATGGGGCGGGGTTTGTCCGGTCTGATGAAAATTTACAGATTGACCGGAAATTGAAACAGATGGCCCAGACATACTACGAGGAGCATTACGGGAGCCGTGATGACTTCCGGCAGGAGTTTGGCAAATCATATTTATGATATGCAGGCAAGCAGAAAGGAAAGCTATGGATTTTAGATTAACATCTGCTGCAACAGCAACTGTATATAATGCGATTGGTGTAGGTAAGGAAAACGCCACGAGCCGCAGGGAATTATGCCGGGTAACTGGATTACCAGACAGAGCGGTACGGAAAGCGATTGAGATACTGCGGTATGATCGCCCAATTCTCACAGCAGATAACGGACTGGGCTATTATATCCCACGTACAGATGCACAGGGACGGCGTGAAGCGGTCCGATGGATTGAGACACAGGATAGAAGATGCAGAAGCATAAAGACGGCAGAAAGAGGTGCTAAGCGTTTCGCGAGGAACATGAAGCCACCTGATAAAGAGAAATATGAGCAGCTATCATTGTTTGGAGGTTGTTGTGATGGGTAAGACACAGAGAGAAAAGGGAAAACGCGGAGAAAGGGAGCTCGCCGGAGTGTTCCGGGAGTACGGATACGATGCCAGAAGAGGGCAACAGTATTGCGGCGCAGCCGGTAATGCTGATGTAATCGGGCTTCCAGGCATCCACGTTGAGTGCAAGAGGGTTGAGAAGCTCAATCTTCTGGATGCGGTAGCACAGGCAGTGAATGATGCGTTTCCCGGACTCCTCCCGGCGGTATTCCACAGGCGTGATCGCTGCGAATGGCTGGTGACCATGCGGCTTTCCGACTGGATAAAAATTTACCGGGAGTGGGAGGCTGCGCGAAATGAGAGATAGCTTGATTTTTTACAGCAGTTTTTCAAAAGCTATCAAGCGGCTGCCAGAAAACCAACAGCTTAAAGCTCTATGGGCAATCATTGATTATGGGCTGGAAGGAGAAGAACCGGAAGACAATGGAGAGCTGTATATGTCCATATACGAGATGGCTAAGCCTCAAATAGATGCCAATATCAAGCGAAAGGCCAATGGAGCAAAAGGTGGGAGACCGGCGGAAGATATTCCGGAAGAAGAAAACGGGCCTGTAGTTGGAGCATTTAAGCTTAATGATGGAACATTCTATGAAGTAACAAAAACTGCACTTGATAAGATGCAAAAGTTGTACCCGGGCGTTGAGTGTGACCAGGAGCTTAACAAGATTATTGGGTGGTGTGATTCGAACCCTACACGCCGAAAAACACGCAAAGGTGCACCACGGTTTTTGAACAGCTGGTTTGCAAGGGAACAAGATAAGTCAGCAAAGTCTGGGAAAAGCCAGACTAAGAAACAGAATGCCTTTTTTAACTACGATCAGCGAGACACTGATTATGACAGCATAATGCAAGATAAAGTAAAAGAGTGGATGGATAATGATAAGTCACAAGGATAAAGTTATATACCAGGAAAAAAGCAGAAAAAAGAAAATGGCTGAGCTGGCAGATTTGGAAAAATACCCGTCTCCCATGAGCGAAAGCTTCAGGAGGCCAGCATATGACGGAACGGAACTATGTCCGGATCCAAAAAGAAGGACTACAAAAGTCCGCAAAGCGGTATCCCGCCCTGAAAAGGGCTGATACATATAATCTTGTGGTCAGTAATATGTCACTATTATACCCACAAAGTATACTCACTGACCGTGGGCCGGGAACCTATCAAATGTCCTCCAAAAACCCGGCCCGAAAGGAGGGACCACAAGGAAGCACCAAGAGGAGAAGAAAGATGAAAACGGACAAATTTTACAAAGCCAGGATGGATGGTTTAGCATACGCCCTGGAGATCGTAGAAAAAGGCGGGGTAGAGGCATTGAAAAAAGAGCTGAAAGTCAGAAATGCTTACTTTATCCCTATGGAGATATCCAGCAAAAAAGCTGAAGAGCTTAGTGAAATGTTGGCGCACAGAATCCTGGCCACATTCGTGCCTACAGTGATGTTTTCACTTAATCAGGCGTTTAGATTTGGTCGTGATCGGTTGTTAAGATGGAAGGATGCGTTTATCAACCTTTGCGATATGATGGACGCCGTGGACCCGTTTGGGTGCCAGTATGAAACCGTAAAGGATTATGCGGAAGAATTACAGCGAAAATACAATATTGAGTTTGATTGGGATAGTATTGATGAGGTGATCGGGCTGAACCAGAAACGCAAAGGCCAGCTGTGTGATATTGATTATGTGATTAACTTCCTGGAAGAAAAGGGCCAGGCAGAGGCCGCAGGACTGATCAGGGAGTATGGAGGGAGAAAATGACTTTTGAGTTGATTTTTTAGTTGTCAGTTGAGTTACTGGAAGGAAACTAAATTAAGATTTAGGAGAAAAGATGGATTTAGAACAAAAAGCAATCGAAAGGATCAAGCTGGCGTCTGAAATGAGCCTGCGCCATTATCGCGCGCCGGTTGTATGTACATATTCCGGGGGAAAAGATTCAGATGTTATTCTGGAACTTTTTAAAAGGTCCGGTGTTCCGTTCGAAGTACATCACAGCCATACAACCATAGATGCGCCGCAGACAGTTTATCATATTAGAAAAGTATTCAAAAAATTAGAGTCGAATGGAATTAAATGTACAATCCAATACCCGGCCCTTTCGATGTGGCAGTTGATTGTAAAAAAGAAAATGCCGCCAACCAGGATGGCGAGATATTGTTGTGCATACCTGAAAGAAGACGCTTGTAAAAACAGAATGATAGCGACAGGCGTGCGGTGGGATGAAAGCAGCGCAAGGGCTGATAGGGGAGAGTATGAGGTATTAGGGAAAACTAAAAAAGATAGGATAAAAATATCTGATTCGGAAATGTCGGAAAATCAAGGGGAAACCGAAGAATTTGAGCAGATGACAATTCCGGGTATTTCAGAAATTATGCTGATGAATGATAACTCAAAGAAAAGAAAATTCATCGAAAAATGCGAGTTAAAAGCCAAAACCGTTTGCAATCCAATAATAGAGTGGACGGACTACGATATAGCACGCTTCATTGCTGGTGAAGGAATTCATATCAATCCGCTTTATAACATGGGTTTTTCAAGATGTGGTTGCGTAGGCTGTCCGATGGCAGGAAAAAACAGATATTTTGAATTTTCCATGTTCCCGTCATACAAGCGAGCGTATATCAGAGCTTTTGACAAAATGCTGGAAGTGATGAGGAATGATGGAACAGGAAGAAAACCTAGGTGGAAAGACGGGAATGACGTTTTTAGCTGGTGGATGGAAGAAAGGGACACACCTGGACAACTGAGCTTTGAAGGGTATGAGTGAGCTAAACTGAAAGTTAAGATTGAGGTGAAAGTAAATAATGAAGAGTTTACAGCTATATGTGTGCGAACATTGCGGAACGAAGTACAAAGATAAGAATGAATGTAAAAAATGTGAGGATAGTCATAAGGTTGCGTTGGAAATCCATGATATGAGGTTCCATGCTTGCAAAGATAGTGATAACTATCCTGATAAGGTAGAACTGAAAATGGCTGATGGCAAGATGATTTGGTATCATCGGTAAATTAAGATATTGCCTGTAAGAGAGTGGGTGATACCGTTTGTTAGAGATTAACAAAATATACAACGAAGATTGCCTTGAAGGTATGAAGAAAATTGATGATAAGTCAGTCGATACAATTATTACAGATCTCCCTTATGGGCAAACCTCACGAAATAAATGGGATTCAGTTATTCCATTTGAACCATTATGGGAACAGTATGAAAGAGTTATTAAGGATAATGGAACAATAATTCTATTTGCAAATGGTATGTTTACTGCAGATCTGATGCATAGCAATCGCAAGCTTTGGAAATATAATCTTATCTGGCAGAAAACACAGCCAACCGGATTTCTAAATGCCAAAAAGATGCCGTTGCGTTCTCATGAAGATATCTGTATTTTCTATAAGAAACCACCCACATATAATCCTCAAATGACAGACGGTCATGAAAGAAAAGTATCAAAGGCGGCACATCATGTAAATGCAAAAGAATCAACGGATTATGGTAAGAGCGAATGGCAGGATTATGACTCTACAAAACGATATCCGAAGTCAGTATGGACATTTGCTAAAGATACTCAAAAAGCAGCCTATCATGGCACACAAAAACCTGTTGCTCTGATCGAGGAACTTATTAAAACATATTCTAATCCTGGCGATTTGATTTTGGATTCTTGTGCCGGTAGTTGTACAACAGCAATTGCAGCTATGAACACAGGAAGAAATTATATTTGTTTCGAAAAGGATAAAGACATTTTTGAAATAGGAAGTAAAAGAGTAACAGAATATAGCAAATAACATCTAATAAATAAGAGAATAACAAATCAGAAAGGAAAAGTTAGGGTAGCTACTAAGGACATGTCACCTTTCTGGTGAAGAAATGAACAACAAGAAAGTATTAGCGGGTGCAAAGCTTGCAGGCGGCAATCCAGAAAATGGAAGGGTTGAAGATGATTACTATGCAACTAATCCAGAAGCAGTAAAAATGTTGCTGACTAAATATACATTTGATGCACATACAATTTTGGAGCCTTGTGTTGGTGGTGGGCATATCGCTAATGCAATCAATGATTTTTATACAACCAAGAGAGAAATTACAGGGATGGACTTAGTAGATCGAGGATATCCTGGAACAATTGTTGCTGATTTCCTTACATATAAAACTGATAAAAAATATGAAGGAATTATCACAAATCCACCGTACTCGCTCGCAAAGGAATTTGTAGAAAAGGGTATGGAGTTACTGGAAGATGATGGTCAAATGGCTATGTTTCTCAAAATCCAGTTCTTGGAAGGTGCTAAGAGGAAGGAGTTATTTGACAAATATCCGCCGAAGTACATTTATGTTTTCAGAAACAGAATGGCGACTTGGAATAGTGGATTAGAGAAAGACCCAAAGACAGGAAAACGTTGGGCGACAACTATGTGTCATGCTTGGTTTGTTTGGGAGAAAGGAAGTACATCTGAACCGGTAGTAAGATGGTTGTAGTTAACATGAAATGTGAGTTATATTGTATTAGTTTATGCGGCGATCAAACATGGGTTTTAGGAGATAAATTATGGGATATTGTATTAGAAATGCATTTTGCGATTTTTGTGACGCCAGATGTCCTGATTACATAGTAGACGAAAAGGATTGGGAAAAATTATGCAGTAAATACCATACATGGTGTTTGTATGAAGAAATAAAAGGTATGCAATATGTAGATGCCATGAAATATATGAAAGGTTGTGAATAAATGAACGACATCAATTTATCAGATTATAAAATTGTTGTAGACCCCGTAGAACTTCAGCGAAAAATCATAGACTACATAGCATCTGATGAGTTAAATAAAATGGTTGCTTCTACTGTGTTTGAAGGTGATGAACAGTGTAAACTTGCAATTATACATGGGATGGCAATTGCGGCAATGTTAGCCAGTCAATGTACACCATATTTCATTTATAAAGATTATCTGAAAGAAGATTAAATCGCACTTTCATTGGAGAATAAAATAGTGGGTAAAGCAAAAAGAAAACCAAGACCACAGCCACCAGGTTACTTCTGGCTATATAGAGATAATTGTTGGCGGTGTAAAAACAAGAATAACTGTACTAATTGTAAAGCACTTAAACGGCAGAGAGCAAAAGATCGAGAAGAAAGAAAAGAGAATAAATGGGTGACTGAAAAAGGAGACTATGAATAAAAATAACCCAAAATTTAATAAGCATACGGAAAGGGAGGTAGTGATATGGCAAGACCGAAGAAGAAAGCAGAAGATAAAGCCGTCAGACAGAGCGTGAGCATGGATCCTGTGCAGCTCCGGCAAGTAGTGGCTTACTGCCAGAAGAATGAAAGAACCATAGCGTGGCTGATAAAAAAGGCTGTTGCAGCCTTCCTGGAGGCAGAGGATAAAGTTGCATAAAATTAATAACGTTATGCAGTAAAACTGAAATTTAGTGGAGATACAGCCATGTGGAAAAAAGTAAACCCGGGCATGGAGTACGTTATAGCAGCCATACACCGGATAGCTGCGGAAAGGGGAAAAGAATGTCATGTTACTACGACAATGGGACAGGCTGGTGTGACGGGCAGAGGAAAGCTAAAGGCGGATATTATAGAATCTGTGTAGGGGCCCAAAACTTGTAACCAAAAAAGAAGTAGCACCAGCGGAAAGCAAGGTAAAAGGTAAGCTGTTGAAAGATTGGGATGCAATTATAGAACGCCTTAAACGAAGCGGCTATGATCTGTCTACGATATATCTGACAGCAAAAAAAGAAGAGGAAGATTAAATGAGGACAAGAGAGGCTAAGTTATCTGACTATAACGTGCCAAAAGAGGATGAATCACAACTCGACCTGTATTGCAGGAGCCCGGATCCTGAGATAAAAATCATACTGTTTGGCTGTGCGATATCAAAAGCACCAGGGCTTGAAATCCAGACGTATGATAGCTTGGTGACAGGCGATGGGTACTATACACTGATCCGAAGAGGAAGAGATATCCCGGCAAAAGCAGATGATTTTTACGGATATCGGAGGAAAGTAAAAGCAGAATTTTACCACAGACTTAAGCTTTTTGGCTTTTGGAAATATAAACATGTATAAATGGAGCTAGACAATGACACAAAAAAATAAGTGGTGGACACCCGCCAAGATGTTACCGCCACTTACCTGATCTGCTTAGGTCCATTGTATCAGACCTTTGCAGAATCTGCAAGAGGGAGGATTACTATGGGCCAGTACGGTAGAAAGAATTGCAGCAGCGTTGAGCATACCGATCAGTGAGCTTTACAAGCAGCCAAAGTATCCGGTACAATACGCAGATAACCTTGCGCCATTCTGCCCGGTATGCGGAAGTGCCGAATACATGGAGAACCCAGACGGAAATGAGAATAGCTATTGCGGTAAGTGTGGCACTCTGTTGGACTGGGAGAACATGGAGGATGTGGACGCGGTGGATGTATAACCATATGCACAAAGGAACACGAGAAAAAATGTATGGAAAATAAGCTATAAAAAGAAACGAGATGTATCAAGAAAAAATATGGTGATACATCTCGTTTTATATTTTTTAAAATGAAAATAGGGTGATAGTATATGAACCTTAACCAGATACAAAGAAAGCTGCAAAGAGCATTGCTCACAAAGCAGTTTGTAACAAAGATAGGCACAAGTCAGTTTTACAGCGCGGATCAGAACCGGATGATAACCATGTACAGTGTGAGCACACCTACATTGCAATATGTACGTGGAGAATGGAAGACAAGGGATTATGAGATTATCCGGACGGCATCACAGGTGGATATGGTTATGGCACTGAAAGAGATATGGGAAGCGCTAGAAAGTTGGCAGTAGTGACAGGATGGTGAGTAAATGAGGCTTACGCCAAAGCGGGAAGCGTTCGCAAAAAATTTCATAGAAAATGGCGGGAACGCAACTGATGCGGCGAGAAAAGCTGGATATAGGAAGCCTGAGGCAGAAGGATACAGACTGCTGAAAAATGCTGATGTATCAGCCTATATAGCCGAGAAGCAAGATCAACTGGATAAGCTCAACGGTACTGACACCATGTCTCTTGCTGACATCCAGAAGCGCCGTGCCATGATTGCACGGGGGGAAGTAAAAGATTCATTCGGCTTCGCTCCGGCTTTTTCCGAACAGCTAAAGGCCATGTCTGACTTGGAGAAAGCTATAGCCGTAAAAGAAGAAAAAGAAGCACAGCAGAAGGCAGAAGATGAAGCCAAAGCAGCAAAAGAATATCACATCGATCTTGATGTGGTGGCGGATGTATTCCACCCGATGATTCGCGACATCCGGCGCGGTATGCATACGGAGTATGTGCTTCCAGGCGGGCGAGGATCTTCGAAATCGTCTTGTATATCATGCATTATCCCGGAGCTGATAAAAAAACATCCTGATATGCACGCACTTGTGCTGCGAAAAGTCGGAAATACCATAAAGGATTCTGTGTATGCGCAGCTGCAATGGGCGATTTCAAAGCTTGGCCTTGATGCAGAGTTTAAATTCAAGCAGTCTCCTTTTGAGATTACGTATAAGCCAACCGGACAGAAAATCTATTTCCGAGGCGCGGATGATCCGATTAAAATAAAATCAATTAAGCCGAAGTTCGGATATATCGGTATTGTATGGTTTGAAGAGTTAGATCAGTTTGCCGGACCGGAAGAAGTTAGAAGTATCCAGCAGTCCGCTATACGTGGCGGCGACAAAGCATATAAGTTTAAATCATTTAACCCACCGAGAAGCAAGATCAACTGGGCCAATAAGTATACTGTAGAGGCAGAGTTTAAAAACGCGAGCGCCGTTGTTATGCGAAGCACATACAAAGATGTCCCTGATGACTGGCTGGGAGAGGAATTTCTTAACGATGCAGAACATCTAAAAGAGGTCAATCCAAGCGCATATGAAAATGAGTATATGGGTGAAGCGAACGGAAACGGCGGCAACGTCTTCGAATTTATCGAAGAGCGCACTATCACAGATGAAGAAATCAAAATCATGGATCGCATATATCAAGGTGTTGACTGGGGATGGTACCCAGATAAATATGCTTTTGTAAGGATATATTACGATTCGGCGCGTGAAACCATATATTTCATAGACGAGATTTATGAAAACAAGAAAAAGAACAGCTGGACAGCCGCCGAAATCAAACGGCGCAAATATGATGACTATGTTATAACATGCGATAGTGCAGAGCCAAAATCTGTTGAGGATTACAGAGATTCAGGGCTACCAGCCAGAGCAGCACATAAAGGACCTGGCAGCATTGAGTACTCAATGAAGTGGTTACAAGGGAAAAAAATTGTCATGGATCCGAACAGAACGCCTAACGCTTGCAACGAATTTAAAGAGTATGAGTACGAGCGGGATAAGGACGGCAACGTCATAAGCGGATATCCAGACAAAAATAACCATCTCATTGATGCGACCCGTTACGCTACGGAATCGCTGTGGGAGAGACGGGGGAATAGTGCATAATGGGTATATTATCAACGGTAAAAGGGTGGATTAATATGATATTTAAGCGTCAGGCAGAAAAGGCTTTTAATGTTCAATCGATTGTATCGCCAGACATGGAAAAGGCCATAAATCAATGCGCAGATGTCTACCACGGCAATCCGGAGTGGCTGGATGATGAAGAAGGCATAAAAACAATTAATTTTGCAAAAGCCCTTTGTTCAGAGACGGCCCGCCTGGTAACCTTGGGTATCGGTATACATTTGGAAGGCAGTGCCCGGGCAGAGTGGTTGCAGCAGCAGATAGATTTGATTTATCCTAAGCTTCGTGACTGGGTGGAGTACGGATGCGCTTACGGCACTGTGTTTTTAAAGCCAAACGGCACAAGCCTAGACGTTTTTACTCCTGCGGATGTCTTACTGGTAGACTATGACAACCTGGGAGTACGGGAGATTATATTTAAAGATACTTATCAGTCTGGGAAAAAGTGGTACACCAGGTTAGAACATCATCGCTTTGTTGAGACAGAGATGGACGGTGCAATGTTGCGCCCGTACTATATCAGCAATCGGGCATATGTTTCAAAATCAACGGACAGTATAGGAGATCCGATACCGCTAACACAGACTAAATGGGCGGACATGGCAGCAGACACGCCGCCAATCCTTAAGACGTCAGGAGAGCCACTTGATAAGCCTATGTTTGGCATCTTGCGCACACCGCAAGCCAATAACGTAGACATATCTTCTCCTATGGGACTTCCAATCTTCAGAGAAGCACTGGAAGAGTTGAAAGACCTTGATATAGCATACAGCCGGAATGCGGGCGAGATATTTGACAGCCAGAAGATCATACTGGCAGATGACCGACTGATGTATAAGAGCGGGCAGAAGATAAAACACCGTGGCCCGGCGGATGTGGAGGGACTGCCACATTACGTTAAAAATGTATTCGGAAACGATGCAAAGGAATTTTACCAGGAGATCAACCCACAGCTTAATACCGATGTCAGAATCAAGGGCATCAATAACCTGTTAAGTCAGATTGGATATAAGGCCGGATTCGCAAACGGGTACTTCGTTTTCAACGAGTCCTCCGGCATCCAGACCGCAACAGGGGTAGAAGCTGACCAACAGCGTACAGTCCAGTTTATTAAGGATGTGCGCGATCAACTGGAAGCGTGCCTTAATGCCACCATATACGCACTTAACGTATACGCAGACCTTTACAACCTGTCACCTGTAGGACCTTATGAGGTTACATATGACTTTGGAGACATCCTGTATGACCGGGAAGCGGATCGGAGCCGCTGGTGGCAGTATGTTACGCAAGGCAAGGTTCCGGCGTGGTACTACTTTGTGAAGTTCGAGGGCATGACCGAAGAGAGCGCAAAGGCAATGGTTGAGGAAGCACAGCCAGAAGAAAAAGGGCTGTTTGATGAAGAATAGGAGGTATGGAGATGATAAGTAACTGTGGGCATGATGAGCGCGGCAAGTATTCCGGCGGCAAGGCAGGAGATCAGAAAGGTGATGAGTGGGCCATTATCCCGTGGTATAGCCGCCCGTGGGGCGTTATGCTCCGGCACCCAAACGCAGCGGTAGGAAAAAAGATTGCTGAGCTTGCGGAAAGAGCGGCGAAGAATGACCATATCGGATACGATCAGGGAGACCGTTACACATTCTGGCAGCAGCTGAAAGCATCCGGCTACGATCCGGCAAAGATTACGGTTGACTGCGAATCGGACTGTAGCTCCGGCGTTGCGGCACTGGTTAAGGCTGCGGGATATCTGATGCAGGACAAAAAGCTCCAGGGCGTGAGTATCTACTGTTATACAGGCAACCTCCGGGCGGCACTGGTAAAGGCCGGATTTGATGCATACACCGAAAAAGGATTCCTTAGCGGAGACTCGTGTCTTCGCCCTGGTGATGTTCTGCTGTTGGAGGGCCACCATGTAGCAGTTAATCTGACCGAGGGGAAGAATGCCAACGCAGGAAACCTTCTTACCGGATGGCGCAGATCATCTGACGGCAAGTATATGTATTTTTCCGGCGGCGAAGCCTTGAAAAACCGATGGGGCCTTATCAACCATCACTGGTACCTGTTTGGCGCAGACGGCTATATGCTGACCGGGTGGCACAGATGGGACGGACACAACGTAGATCCAGAGGGCAACACCGGGGACTGGTACTACCTGGATGAGACTGCCGGGGGAGTACTGGAGGGTGCTTGTTGGCACAGCCGGGACAATGGCAGCATGGAAATATGGTATGTAGAGTAGGGAGGCAGTATGGCTATACCAAAACCTATAACACGAGTAGAACAGTATCTTGCATCAATTGCCGGAGCATCAGACGTTACACTACCAGCATATCCGATAACGAGAGAAGAATATTATCTGGCATCTTGGGCCGAAAAGAGTGGATTCGAAATCGCTGAGGTAGATGGAACGCCACCGTTGGTACTGAAAGACTGCATAGGAGAACAATTTAAGGGACTGGTGCTGTATGGGAAGAGCACACAGGTGACGACGACAGGGGCGCAGCTGTTTGAAGCCATCAGTAATAAGTTAAACTCAAATGGAATCACGATCACTTTTGACGAAAACGGTGAAAAGATAGTGGTGTCAGGAACGTCAGAGCGATCACAAGAAATTCAAATCAGTAAGCCAATTCAAATGCAGGCTGGTGAGAAATATGTGTTGACTTTAGATGAAGCCAATTACTTTGAGAATATATGGTTGCGAAGTAGTAATGGTGTCGGTTTTGGCTGGTTAGGAAAGAACGTAAACAATAGGGTTATAATAACTGTTCCAGATTCGATTGCCGAAAGAACTGATTGTGTAATGTATGCTTCTGCTTTAGAGGGAGAAGCTTATAATTTCACGATAAATCATCTTATGCTTAATACAGGAAGTACCGCACTCCCGTGGGAACCGTACACTGGCGGAAAGCCGTCCCCATCACCGGATTACCCGCAGGAGATGAAGAATGCAAAAGGCGAGGTAGTGGTGCATGGAAAGAACCTTTTTGGTGGAAGATTTTACTATGCAAACTACTCAAATGGTGTGTTGAAAATTAATGGAAATAAGAAGGGGGAGGAAGTTAAGCTGCCGTATGCTCCGAAATATGAAAGCTTTGGAGTTTGCAAGGTGATAAAATGCAAGAAAGGAAAAACTTATGTTATCTCCGTGACAAATCCGAACAAAAACGCAGCTATAGGTATGGCCGAATACGAAAATATAGAGAAAGCAATCGATGATAAAAAAGCGCTCGGATTTGCCAAAGTAGACAATAAGATATTGAAAAAATCATACACTGCAAAGAGTGACGGAATCCTTGTATGTGGAATTGCGGGTACATGGACTGACGGAAAGACAACATTACATGAATGTACAGAATCAGAGCTTTTGCAAGTAGAAGAAGCATCTGAGGCCACTACATACGAGCCTTACCGTCCCTCGCAGACCTTCACCATCACATCTCCAACCAGTCTGCCGGGAATTCCGGTACTATCCGGCGGTAATTACACCGACCCGACCGGACAGCAGTGGCTTTGCGACGAAGTGGATCTGGAGCGTGGCGTGTATGTGCAACGGATAAATGAATTGGCGTTTGATCAGCTTTCATTCTCATATGAGAAAACACCTGTTAATCATAATGACATATTTATCGCATCGATAGATGAACAGTTGTCCGGAACAGAGACCGGTCATGCAATGTGCCAGTATGCATATTTTGACGGAGTGAGCTATGAACTGGCAATGCAGGAAGATTGCCGCTGTTATGTTTGGAGAAATAATGTGACAATACAGTTCAGAGATTCAGTGGGGGTTAATACGCTAGAGGCATTCGCCGAATGGTTGATTTCACATCCCAAGGCTTCGATATCATATGTCCTTGCCACCCCCATCGAGACCCCACTATCAGAAACCGACATCGCCGCTTACCGTGCCCTCACCACCTACAAAGGGACAACTATATTGGAAAGCGAGTGTTATTTGAAAGTAAAATATTCTAAGTTAAGGAAGTGATGATATGTTAAACTTGCCGAAACCGATAACACGGATTGAACAGTATTTATATGCCATAGCAAGCAACGAAGAGGAAATTCGAAAACAGGCTCTTTTGACTCAATATGTAGCAGCTATGGCAGATATTTATATTCCAGAGGAGGGAGCATATGTACAGGATACTGATACAACTGCGGATGTATTGCCAAAAAAATGAGTGGATTAAGCTTGTAGAGCAAGCAAGGAAAGCTAGGAAGATAACCGCTGATGAGTACGAAAAACTCATGGAGTAGGCTATGCTGAGTCCAGACTATCTAAAAAGAATAGCAGAGGGCAGCGAGGATATTGCATCTTCGCTGCATAGTTATATCCTAAACCGAATCATAGAAGCTATCATGATCCGCTTGGGACGCGGGGAGAAGTACATACTCACATCATCCGACCGCTGGCGCATCCAGATACTACAGGATGCCGGGTATCTGTTGCAGGATATCACGCAGGAGATAGCCCGATATACAAAGCTACAGCGCGAAGAGGTAGCCGCCGCAATGGAAGAAGCCGGAGTAAAGGCTATGGCTTACGATAAGGCCGTGTACGAAGCTGCCGGAATCACCACGGAAGCCCTGGAACAGTCTCCGGCACTGGTGCGGATACTCCAGAGGGATTATGAAGCCACTATGGGCGAATGGTCGAACATGACAAGAACCACCGCAGAAGCCGCACAGAGCCTTTTTATCAGCGAGTGCGACAATGCGTACCATAAGGTCATAAGCGGGGCTGTATCGTACACACAGGCTGTCAGGGAAGCTGTTGATACGGTTGCGCAGAATGGCGTTATAGTCCAGTATCCAACGGGGCATAGAGACACCATTGAGACGGCAACAGCGCGAGCGGTGCGAACCGGGATATCTCAGGCTTCCGGTGACATATCCATGCAGCGGATGAAAGAGCAGGAGTGGGACATAATCCTTGTATCGGCACACATCGGGGCCAGAACTGGAGACGGCGGGCAGAATCCAGGCAATCATCTGTGGTGGCAAGGACAGTTTTACAGCCGGACAGGGCAAGACAAACGATACCCTCCATTTTCTGTGACTGGATACGGGACAGGAGAAGGGTTAAGCGGATGGAACTGCCGCCACAGTTTTGGCCCTGGTGACGGAGTAAACAACCCGTATAAGGATATAGAGACAGAGGACAATGTAAGGCTGGAAAAGTTAGAGCAGAGACAGCGAGCATTAGAGCGAAGGATCCGAAAAATAAAGCAAATGGTTATGGGATTGCAAACGGCTGTAGATACCTGCAAGGATGATACACTGAGGATGGAGCTACAAGAGGAGTTAGATCAAAAGTCGTATCTTTTGCAGAGGCAGAACCGAGCATACAATGATTTTTGTCAATCCAATGGCTTGCGCCCACTGGCTGACCGCCTCAGAATCGCCAAATGGGGAAGAGAACAGGCGGCAAGGGCGCGAGGAGCGGCAAAAAGATATGCGTATTTGAAGAAAGGATAATGCTATGAAATATGATGTTGAGTGGGAGTATTACAATCCGAATCCAGCCGGCAAGCGCGTAGGTGACTGTGTTATCCGGGCCATCTGTAAGGCAACAGGGCAGGACTGGGAGACGGTTTTCTCCGGCATCATGGTAAAGGCTTGTATGCTGTCGGATATGCCAAGTGCTAATTACGTATGGGGCGCATATCTAAAAGAAAAGGGATATCGACGGCATATGATAGACGATCATACCCAAAACATCTATACAGTAGCTGATTTTTGCACGGAGCATCAGCATGGGACGTACATACTTTGCATTGATGGCCATGTTGTTTGTGTGCAGGACGGACATATTTACGATACCTGGGATAGTGGAGGAGAAATTCCTATATATTACTGGGAGAAAGATCATAACTAAGGAGTATACGATGGAAATGATTATACAGTACATAACAGCAAACTGGGTATCATGGCTGCTTGGGCTTATATCAGTAGTACTTTCACGAGCATATCACAAATTGGCTAAACAGCTGAAGACGGAACGTGCTAGGACAAACGCTATTAATGCGGGAGTTCTGGCACTTCTCCATGATCGGCTTTATCAGGCTTGTACGTTTTATTTAAAAAGGAAATATTGTACCTTGGAAGACAGAGACAATCTTGAGTATATGTTTCGGCCATACAAGACACTTGGAGGTAATGGAACAGGTGAGGACCTTTATAACAGGTGCTTGGCTCTGCCATATGAACCGATAGAAAGTGAGGGGTAATAAATCTTATCTTGAAAGTGTATGATTTTACAGTACCGGAGCTAAACCACTTCCGGCAACTTGCGAATTTTACACCAGAGGAAAGAGCTTTATTTGAATACCGAGCCGCAGGCGTGCCAATGGAGATCTGCGCAGAAAACATGAATGTGAGCTTATCCACTGCAAAGCGGATCAGCCGCCGGGTAAACGCAAAAATAACGCGTGTGCTACTTTATTAAGTCTTTGACGACCTGTCAGGGACTTATTTTTTTTGCAAAAATACAGGTATGGAAGACGAAATAGAAATACCTATAGTAACCGACTACCGTGACATTTTAAAGTTTTTGGAGGGAATTGAACATGGCAATATATCCAAATGCCCCCATGTATCAGCCATATCAGGCATACCAGGACAGAATTGCACAAATGAACCAATATCAGCCCACGCCACAACCTTTGGCAACACCAGCGCCAGCAAATAATCAGGGTATTTTATGGGTACAGGGCGAGACAGGCGCTAAGTCCTATCTTGTAGCACCGGGATCAAGTGTGCTGCTGATGGACAGTGAAGCTGAGCGATTTTATATCAAATCTACGGACGTATCTGGCATGCCTCAGCCGCTTCGCATTTTTGAGTACCATGAGATCAACAGCAAAATGCCGCAGAAACGGCAAGAAACTGTTACGGCTGACATTTATGTAACCAGAGAAGAGTACCAAGATCTTTTTAATAAATATAACGAAATTTTAAATAGGCTCAACTCATTTTCCACAAGTGTGGAGCCTGGTGGAGCCTCTTCCAAAACAGAAAACCGCAGAGCAAAAGGAGGTACAGCAAATGAGTAACCCGCTTTTTCAGATGCTTGGCAGGCCGCAGGGCAACGGCCCTATGCAAATGATGCAGCAATTTATGCAGTTTAAACAAAACTTTAAAGGGGACCCTAAAGCAGAAGTACAGAAGATGCTGCAATCTGGACGGATATCACAGGCACAACTTAATCAGGTGCAGCAGATGGCGCAGCAGTTCCAGAGCATGCTGCGTGGAATGAAGTAGTACATTATCCTGGCCAGGAATGTAAATAAAAATTAAAGGAGATATCAAAATGGATGGAAATTATAGCTTAGCCGATATTGCGGCAGCTACTGGTAACAGTAGAAATAATGACGGCATGTTTGGTGGAGATGGTAGCTGGTGGATTATTGTTTTATTCATTTTCGCATTCTGTGGATGGGGAAACAACGGCTGGGGCAATAATGGAAACGGCGGCGGATATGTAGCCACAGCAGCTACTCAGGCGGATATTCAGAGAGGATTCGATAATTCTGCCGTAATCAGCAAACTTGATGGAATCAATAACGGTCTCTGTGATGGATTCTACGCAGTGAACAACGGTATGCTTACCGGTTTTAACGGAATCAATACCAATATCATGCAGACCGGCTTTGGAATCCAGCAGGCTATTAATGCCGATACTGTAGCCAACATGCAGAACACCAACGCACTCCAGGCGCAGCTTGCTCAGTGTTGCTGTGAGACCCGGGAAGCTATCCAGGGCGTAAACTACAACATGGCACAGAACACCTGTGCGCTCCAGAATACCATGAACAGCAACACCAGAGACATTATTGACAGCCAGAATGCCGGAACCAGAGCTATTCTGGATTACCTGTGCAACGAGAAGATTTCCAGTCTCCAGGCTGAAAACAATGATCTCAGACGTGCTGCATCTCAGGATCGTCAGAGTGCATTACTTACTACCGCTATGGCAGCACAGACCCAGCAGCTTATTAATGCGATTAATCCGGCACCGATTCCGGCATACCAGGTGCCGAACCCGAACACATATTACGGCTGCAATACGGGCTGTAACTGCTGACAACAACATCATATCTGTATCTTCCAACCATATTCCTGACATCGGCAATATGATTGGATGTTCGGCGCAATGCCGGTATTACGCAAATCGGCAGGCTTAGACCTGCCTTTTTGCGATATGAAAAAGGAGAAAACAATATGGCTGAATATGTAGCTGTTGCCGCTCAGGAAGTGGCAGCGAACGGAAACGTGGTGTATACCAACACCGCTGTAAAAGGAACCGCATGCGTGCAGCACCGGGAAGGCAGCGGCATTGTTACCCTCAGAGGAATTACTAATCAGTGCAAGGCCCGCTATTTTGTGGACTTTTCTGCAAATATTGCAGTGCCGACCGGAGGAACCGCGGGAGAAATTTCTCTTGCTATTGCAATCGGCGGAGAACCTGTCTTATCTTCTCGGATGATCTCCACTCCTACAGCTTTGGAAGCGTTTAATAATGTGTCTGCCGGAATCTTTATTGATGTGCCGCGCGGATGCTGCTTTAATGTTGCGGTAGAGAATACCAGTACCCAGGCTATCACCGTGGCAAATGCAAATCTTGTGGTAACACGGGTAGCATAAGGAGGTGGGATGATGAGAGATATTAAAGATTTATGTGCGCGTATTGAAGATGAGATATCTAACATTGCTGAAAAAGGCCTCACATCCGGCAATTTGGACACGGCTTTTAAGCTGATCGATATGTATAAAGACATTAAAAACACAGAGTATTGGGATAAAAAGGGCGAGTATTATATGACCGTCTTGGAACAGATGCGTGTAGGTGACTACAGCGAGCGCCGCGGACGCGATAACATGGGGCGTTATAGCGCTTCTGATGGCCGAATGCCAGATTATGACCGCGGTTCGTCTTATATGCGCCGCGGTGAGCATTATGTGCGTGGACATTACAGCCGGAGCGATGGTCGAGATGCTTATGATGATTACATGACGCAAAAGCAGAGCTATCGATCCGGCAAATCAGAGGACTGTAAGCGTAAAATGCTGGCCGCATTAGAGGAACACTTGGATGGGCTTACGGCAGAAATCGGTGATATGTCAAAGGACGCAGAATGCCGCGAAGAACGCGATCTTGTGAAGCGCTATGTGGATAAACTTAGAGATATGCTGTAGATGTGTGGACAAGGTACTTATAGATAAATGGTAGAATGTAGATGTGAAGAGGATTGGTTACTTTTCATGGTTTTCTCACACACCTCCCGCGCACGTCCTTAATATAAACAGGTCATTCCTGGAGGTTGAAAAGCGGATGAAATTTCCGGCGTGCGCTTGCCAGATCAAAATTCAAGAGCTTTGACTGGCCTTGAATTTCCTCCTTTCACCTCGTAGCTGATAGGCTGTTAATGCGGCTTACGACCGCAGCGAGGATTCTGCTGCTATAAGCAGAGTTTTTCTTTTCCCCTTGTAAATGCCTGGTATGTAATCATGCCAGGCATTTTAGGACCGCTAGCTCAGTTGGCCAGAGCGTCCGGCTCATAACCGGATGGTCCGGGGTTCAAGTCCCTGGCGGTCCATTACCCCGCCCGTGGTCTATCGGGCTTAATCCATTACCTGCGGCGGCAGGTCAATAAATACGGCCAGGAGGATGATATGCAGAAACTTATTGAAACACTCAAATCATTTGGTATTGACATCCCGGAAGATAAGAAGGCAGATGTAAAAAAAGCATTGTCTGAGCATTACAAGAATGCCGGAGACGTTTCTAAAACACTGTCAAAGGTCGAAAGTGAGCGTGACAGTTGGAAGGAACGGGCAGAGACAGCAGAAGCTACACTCAAAAGCTTTGATGGCATTGATCCAGAGAACGTCAAGGCAGAGGTCGACACATGGAAGCAAAAAGCAGCAGATGCAGAGAAAAATTTTAACAATAAAATTTATGAAAGAGATTTTGCTGATGCTCTTAAATCTGCACTGGAAGATGTTAAATTCTCTTCCGAGGCTGCTAAAAAGGCTGTTATGACAGACATCAAAGACGCCGGTCTTAAGCTTAAGGATGGAAAGATACTGGGGCTTAATGATCTGCTGGATCAGATGAAAAAAGACGATGCGTCTGCATTTGTTGATGAAGATCAGCAGACCGCTATGCAGAACCAGGCGAGATTTACAACGGGGATAACCCGCAATAATCATCCGGGTGGAAAGATGACCAAAAAAGAAATCATGGACATCAAAGATGCAAGCGAACGACAGGCTGCAATTGCAAGCAACATGTCACTGTTTGAGTGATCGTTGTTAATCCAGTGATTTGACTGGCGCCCAAATTACGGGCAGAAAGGGCTTAACTTTTATGGCAAAAGCAAATCTTATAAAAACAGAAAACATTCAGGTACGCGCGAGAGAGGTAGATTTTGTAACCAGATTTGAACGCAACTGGGAGCACTTATCCGAAATTCTTGGTGTGCTGAGAATGATAAAAAAAGAGCCGGGATCAACTCTGAAATCCAAATATGCAACCGGAACTTTACAGAGCGGTAAGGTCGCAGAGGGAGAGGAAATTCCGTACTCCAAATTCGAGGTAAAAGAAAAAGAGTATGCTGAAATGGATGTGGAGAAGTACGCAAAGGCTGTATCTATCGAGTCGATTAAGACTTATGGCTACGATGTGGCTGTAGAGATGACAGACGAAGAGTTCCTCTTCCAGCTCCAGACGGATGTAACCGGAAGATTTTACACTTATCTTAAGACCGGTACCCTTACCTCTACCGAGAACACTTTCCAGATGGCTCTTGCTATGGCAAAAGGCCGCGTTGAGGATAAATTCAAAAACATGCATCGTTCCATTCCGAATGGTATTGCAGGCTTTGTAAACATCCTTGATGTATATGAGTATCTTGGCGCTGCAAATATCACTATTCAGAACCAGTTCGGATTCCAGTATATGAAAGATTTTATGGGATTTAATACTGTGTTCCTGCTGTCCGACAGCGAGATCCCGCGTGGCAAGGTAATCGCTACACCGGTAGACAACATTGTTCTTTACTATGTTGATCCGAGCGATTCAGACTTTGCACGTGCTGGGCTCTCCTATACAGTGTCCGGCGAAACCAATTTGATTGGCTTCCATACTCAGGGCAACTATAGCACTGCTGTATCTGAGGCATTCGCAATCATGGGTATGGTGCTGTTTGCTGAGTATCTGGATGCTATTTCTGTGATTACATTTGGATCATCTCAGACTCTTGGCGATCTGACTGTACAGTCTACAGCTGGATCATCCAGCGGTACCACAAAGATTACTGTTAATCCGGAAAAGGGCAACGCTGGTAACGTCTATAAGTACAAAGTGGCATCTTCTGAGACCACTGTAGAGTATGGTCAGAATGTGAAAAACTGGAGCGCGTGGGACGGCAAGAGCGATATCACAGCGGCCAGCGGACAGGTTATCACTGT